TGCTAAATGTACTTGTGGTACTGATGTTTCACTTGAATTGACTAGAAAAAACTTTCACTTTCATGAACTAGACGAAAAGTTAGAAAGATTTTTTAATCCTTCTGCTAGATGTTATCATTTTGAAACAAAAAATGGTGGTGTATTTGAAGTAACTCCTCCTAATATTGGATTACAAAAAGCATTTACTGATTATATCATTAAAGAGAATAATGAAAAAGTTTCTCCTAATTTATCATTCTTAAAAATTATACCATTTATGTTAGGTGGTAGAACAAGTATTACTTATGATGGAATTAAAGCAAAATTGGTTGAATTCGAACAAATGGATGACCAATCATTTCAATTTTTAAATGCTGCTGTTGGTAAAATGACATTTGGTATCAAGGAATTGAAGAAAACCTGTGAATGTGGCGCGGAGGTACACGCAGAAATGCAGTTTCCCAACGGAACATCAAGTATTTTCGTTATTCATGATGCCTTTGAAGCATATATTAAAGAATAAGTTACTACTTCAAAAACACTTTCATACACAAGAAATATCTATGGATGAATGGCCTTATTGGATGTTAGAAGAAAATATTAATATTGTGAATGAGATAATTGAGGAAGAAGATAACCAGAAAAAGAAAGATGAAGAACAACAACAGTCTTCAATGCCTAATATGGATACCGGTTCAATGATGAAAAATGCACAAAATATGACAAATAATATGCAAATGCCTAAGTTTTAAAATAAAAAAATCCATCAAATGATGGATTTTTTTATTTTAATTATTTAAGATTAATAACCTGAAACTAACGGTGGGTTAATTGTAAAGTTATTATCAATATATTCATCAATGAAGTAATCATAAACGAAATCCGCATTAACAGATTCAATAATATTGTTTGTACTCCAGTCTAATTCATATCCACCTAATTTGATTATTTGAACATTCTGATAAGTAATTCTTCTTAACACAACACCTTTTTTATCATGTTGATTAACAATGATAGTACCAATAATATCACTTTTGTAGTGAAGTGCACCATTTTGAGAGTTAAATACTAAGTCATACCATGCTTTCATAGTATTCCAGTTCTCCATAGAACCTTGTTGATTAACATTCACTTGAATAGGAATTGCTAATGTACCGTCAGTTTTAGTTGGAGTAGTATTAAACACTCTAGTTGAATACTTGAATCTTTGAGTTTTTTGTGCAACATCAAATTCAGTAGTATTCATACTAATTTTAGTAGCATTTTGTAACAATAAGATAGGATCTCTACCTTGTGCTTGTAAAAGAACTGGTAAGATAAATGTTACCTCAAATAAGTTAAGGTATACTACTTCATCTGGAAGCGTTCCAGGTCCACCTGGTGAACCTACACCTTGAATTTGCGTATAATGTGGTAATGGCATTTGTTTTTAATTATTTTTTAGTTAACTTTTTAAGTTATTATTAAATTATATATTAATTATTTTAATATCTCTTACTACTATATATTAGGATAAAAAAATGCTTTTTTTCTAACTTATTATGAAATTTATCATATAAATAGAAAATAAAAGATTAGTATGAAAGTATATATGTTAACTGATACCCATTTTGGTATTTACTTAAACAATTTAGATAAATGGCAAAATATGATGGAGTCAACATTTTATAATTTTGTAATTCCTTATTTAAAAGAAAATGTTAAACCTGGTGATATTTTAATACATTTAGGTGATTTATTTGATAATAGAAATAGTATTCCTATTATAACAATGAATAAAGTAGAAAATATTCTAAAAGAGTTGGCTTCTATATTACCAGTTCATATTATGGTTGGTAATCATGATTTATTTAACAAAGGATCAAATGAAGTAAATTCTATAAGATTATATGGTTATATTGATAACATAACGATATATGAAAGAACAAAAACATTAGAAATAGGTGGTAAAAAAGTAGTTTTAATGCCGTGGGTTGAGAAAAGATTAGATATGATAAATGAAATTGCTATTAATCCCGGTGATTATTTACTATGTCACTCTGATTTAAATGGTTGTAAGATGCATTTAAACTCTGTTGCTCATAGAAATGCGGATAAAATTGATGTAGAAGATTTTGGTAAATATCAAAGAGTATTCTCAGGACATATTCATATACGACAAGTTCAAAAAAACTTTACTTTCATTGGTTCTTTATATCAAATGGATAGAAATGATTATAATGATCAAAAAGGAATGACTGTATTGGATTTAGAAGAAGATGAAGTAGATTTCATACCGAATGATTATTCGCCTGTATTCAAAAAACATAGAGTTATTAGTGAAAAAGATGTTGAAGAATTGGACCAATTAAAAAACTCTAAAGATTATATTGATATTTCTATTTCTAATAATTTATTAATTTCAAATAGAAAGTTAAGAAGAAAATTAGAAATGATATTAGAGAATGGTTCATTTGCATCAGTTGATTATATTGATGATATTGTTTTAACCCCTGAAGAAGAAGAAAAGAAAAAAGAAGAAGAAGTTGAGTTTGATGAGAATAATTTAAATATTTCTATACAACTTGATTATGCGGATTATATAAAAGAATATATTTTAAAACAAAAGTATGATAATGAAAAATTCAAAGAAGGTATAATCGAAGAATTTGATGAAGTTATCAAAATTTATAACGAGAATTATACCTCTAAAAAAGATTAATTATGAAAGAAACAATTTCAACTGCATGTGTTGTATTTAACCGAGTTAATACCGGTATGCCTTATGATAGAAAACTTAAATTATACTCTAAAAACTACTTAAACAAGGTTGTGAAGTATCTTGAAGAAGAAGAAGAATATGAAAAATGTTCTTTATTGATAGAATACATTAAAATTCGATTTAATCATGAATTAAATTACAAAAACCCTATTATTCAATAGGGTTTTTTGTTAATTTTATTTTCAAATCCCCAGTTCCTTTTATAACTCTATGATAAACACCCATTGGTATAAAAACTTCACCTTTAATAACTTTTGGTAATTCATTATCTAATTGTACTTGCCAATCTGTTTCACCAATAGATTCAATAATTCTATCTTCTCTATCACGATGCCACATAAAATCTCCAGAGTCAGTATATTGACTGAAATCTCTGATAAATACATTATCTAATACTATTTCTTCTTTAAAAGGTAACATTAGCTTACTATTTCTTTATATCTTTCTTTAAACCTATCAATTTTATCCAACCAATTGTCTTTTACATCACAATCTTTAACATAGTTTTTAACTCTTGGTTCAATGTATATTAATAGTTCTCTTATTTGTCCTATAAATACTGATAACATCTTAGGATTACTATACAACATACTAAGATTATCAATTAATTGTGAATATGTTTTGCCATTTATAAGAGGTTCTCTAAGTCTTTTCATCATAAAATTCAATTCATCAGTTGCAGTTTGATTAACACCCATTTTAGTTATTTGTGAAAACCCCATTGTTATCAACATACCAAAATCAAACAAAAAATCATTAATATATTTTTTGTTTGTGGATTCAAATATTTTATATTCTTTTAAGTATTTCATATTCTATATATAAAAATATTCAGGATAATTATTAGATTTTAATCTATATCTCATAACTTGTCTGTCAATACCTGAACCAATTACTGCCTTAGAAATTGAATCATACTCATTTCCTAGTATTGATACTTTCTTATTTTTAATGGGACCTGTTTCGATTTCCTTATTACTATCATCTTTATCTAAATATATCCAATTTTCATATGATTTAGATTGTAGTCTCCATAAGATATAATCATGCCTTTTATCTAACTTATTACAAGAATCTGTTATAGAATCATATATAATTCCATCTATAGAAACTTTCTTTCTTCTTAATTCGAGTTTGTCTATAAATTTATTATTTTTGATATTTATATCATTATCTTTATATAAATAGTTTTGAAAATTATAAGACCTTAGTCTATGTTTTATTAAACTTCTTTCTAAGTTAAATATCTTCGCGGCATGACTTATAGATTCATATTCTAAACTATTTATTATTATTGGTTTGTAGTATTTATCTTTCAATGATTCTATATTTGGATTATTTGACCAGGTATCACCACCATCACCACCATCAGTTAGATTATAAAGATTCTCACTCTTTTTATAGAAACCTATCCAATATTTTTCTTTAATTGATAGTTCTTCATAATTATCACATTTGTCAATTACTTCTTTGGTAAAATTATTCTTACCATATTTAAGTATTGCCTTTTTTATGTAAACTCCAGAACCATAATAGTTTTTATCACTTGTTGCATCTTTTCCTATATAAATTTTATTATTTATTAGGTTTGTTATTTTGTATATTTCCATATACTATATATTAATAAAAATATATGACTTTTTACCAATAACCAGGATATGTCTTACCTCCAAATAGATGTCCATATTTATTAATTCTACAAGCCCAATAACCTGCCATAGTTTTATCTTTCTTAGTATCACACTTATGTCTAGCAGCAAATGACTTTCTTGCTTTAGGATCACTTACTTTTGCAGTTAATCCACCGTGTACATCACCAAATGCAATCTTTTTAACTTTACTAGTTTTAGGATTCTTAACATAAACATGATATTTTTTAATACCACCTCTCATAGGTTTATTTAACTCTACTTCTTTACCGTGATATTCTGCCTCATTCAACTCTATTATAGTTTCCATTGGTAAATCTAAAGGAACTGAAACACCTTCATATTCTAAAAATCTACCTATATCAGTCGATTCAAATAATTCAGTATCTAATTCTGATAATTCAATTTCTTTATTATCAAATAACTGTCTTGCTTCTTTAATTAGATTAAAGTATTGATTAGAACCTGGTCTAAATATATTTTCCACAATAGGTTTATTATTATCTATGTGATATTGTAAATTTTCTGATATTCTACCAGA